GCGATACTTTATTTGATAGTTTTTCAGGTGGTGGATATACAGGGCAAGGAATAAGAGCAGGTGGAATGGATGGCAAGGGTGGTTTCATGGCTATGGTTCATCCTAACGAAACAGTTATTGACCATACAAAAGGACAAGGCATGCCAGCAGCACCTACAGTCAACTTCAATATATCAACAGTAGATGCTGCTGGATTTGACCAGTTACTAGCATCAAGAAAAGGATTAATAACATCAATCATAAACAATGCCATGAATAATCAAGGCAAAATGGGAGTTGTATAATGTCAGGACAATTTCCAACATCTCCTAATTTTAGAAGTTTAAATTTTAAAGATAATAGACCTACATTAATTAATCAGACTTTATCAGGTAGAAAACAAGTCAGACAAATAGGTAGTCAATATTTTTCTTTTACAGTTGCAATGCCACCTTTACAACAAGAAAAGGCTCAAGAAGTATTTGCATTTTTACAAAAACAAAAAGGTTCTTTTGAGGACTTTACTATAGTTGCACCACTAGATAACTTAGGTGCAGGCAAGTCAGAAACAGATATTCAAGTAGTTGGAGCACATACATCAGGAGATGCTTCTATAGCCTTAGATGGCTTTACAGCTAATCAAACAGGTGCTTTAAAGGCTGGAGATTTAATCAAGTTTGCTAATCATAGTAAAGTTTACATGGTTCAATCAGATATTGATTCTGATGGTAGTGGAGCATTAACAGTTCTTATATCACCTAATCTAGTAGCATCTCTAGCAGATAATGAAGCTGTTACTGTAAATAAACCTAGTTTCACTGTTTATCTTGAAAATAATGAGATTATGTATTCAACAGATGCTAGTGGTTTTTATAGTATTTCATTTGATGTTAGAGAGGTTATAACCTAATGCCTAGAAGTTTATCATCTGATCTACAAACTCAAGTATCATCAACAGCAACTAAGACAGCTTTTCTAGTTGAGCTTAATTTATCATCTACTATTAGATTAACTGATTGGTATTCTAATGTAACTTATGATTCTAATAGCTATGAAGCCGGTGGTTCTTTTTTAGGAGTTGATACATCTACAGAAACAGGTCAATTACAGGTAGATGAATTAAATATAGTTTGCTCTAATGTAACCAATCAAGTTAGGTCATTGGTAGAAAATGGTTCTTTCACTGATAAAACAGTTGATATTTATTTAGCCTATTTTAATGCAGATGAGACTCTTGTTGGTGCTATAAATTATTTTACAGGTCAAATTAGAAATGTAGCTATACAAGAAGATATAGAAAATTCTACATTAACCTTAACAGTTGCTTCTCATTGGGCAAATTGGAATTTAACTAAAGGCAGACATTTTTCTGATGAATCACAACAATCTTTTAGTTCAGGTGATAAGGGTTTTGAATTTGCAACGCAAGTTAAAGAAAATGTTAGGTGGGGTATGTAATGGCTTTTGGTGCATTTTTTAGAGCTATAGGAACTGCAATTTGGAATACTATTCAAGCGATTGGATATGGAACTTTTAAATTAACATTAGGACAGGCAGCAACCTTAGCAACTTTAGCAGTAGGTGTTAAGGGTTTTTTGCAAGCAAAACAAATGCTTGCAAAAGGTCAAGATATATTAGCTAATAAAACATCTGCTGGTGGAAAGATACCTGTTATCTATGGAACTAGAAGGGTTGGTGCTCAGATTATCTATATGGATGTATCAGGGAATGACTCAAGAGATTTATATGTTGTCTATGCTTTATCAGTTGGTGAATGTGATGAAATACTAGGTAGGACTATTGAGCTAGATGGTAATCCTTTAACTGATTCAGCAAGATTTAGAGATGGTGGTTATATAGGTTCAGATAAAATATCTTCAGGTTCAGGTTCATTAAATACAGTTTCACAAAATGGTACTGGTATTGATGCTGGTGCTGGTCAATTTGGTACAAGTCCTACATCTAAATATAGATATGTTATGAATCTACATCATGGAGCTGCATCACAGACAGCAGACCCAATGCTTGTTGCTTCTATGCCTAACTGGACTTCTGCTCATAAGCTAAATGGTGTTTGTTATATAGCTGCTCATTATGGCTATGATAAAGAGGGTATATGGTCAGGAGTGCCACAACTAACAGTTCAGGTTAGGGGTAAGAAGGTTTATGACCCAAGAGATTCAGGTCAAACATTCGGAACTCCATCCACTTATGAATTTTCTGATAATCCAGCTTTATGTTTCTTAGATTACATTACTAACAATGAATATGGAAAAGGTTTAACAGCATCACAAATTAATATGACTACATTTAGCTCTGCTGCTAATGTTTGTGATACAGAGGTTGACCAGCCTTATTTTAATGGTTCAGCACAATCACTTACTTGGAGTGCAAATAGTGGTGATAACTTCTTTACCATTGCAGGAGTAAATCCCAATGATGTTTGGTGGCAAAACAAAATAGGTGAGTTATTAGATTTATTTGATGCTAATGGTAATGGTGTTATAGATGGTGATGAAATTATTGATGTGCAAAGAAGTGAATTCTTTGATTCAAATGAAGAATACATTGTATTTATAAATAATACTTTTAGTAGCACCTATTCTTCTCAAGCTGGCTCTTCATTATTAAAAGTTAAAAGATTTCACTGCAATGGTTATTTAGATACAAATAAAAATGTAATGGAAAATGCTAAAGAGCTTCTTGCTAATATGAGAGGTATTTTTCTTTATATTAATGGTCAGTATGAATTATTAATAGAAGATACAGGTACTTCTACATTTAGTATCAATGACAATCATATTATTGCTGATGCTGGCATATCAGTTGATTATGGAAACAAAGATAAAAAAGCAAATAAAGTTATAGTTGAATTCTTTAATGCTAATAAAAAATATGAATTAGATACAGCTACAGTTTTACATGATGCAAGTCCTGAATATTATTCAGATGATGGTGATGAAATATTAGAAATTAAAGCTGAGTTCCCTTATATAAGCGACCCCTACATAGCTTACAACATGGGTAAAGCAATCTTAACTAGAAGCAGAAATCAAACCACTATGCAGTTCTTGGGAACTCCTGAAATGTATAAACTAAATGTAGGAGACATTGTTGATCTTACTTATGCAGGTTTAGGATTCTCAGGTAAAGTTTGTAGAGTTGAAGCATTAGAATTACAACCTAATGGATTAGTTGCAGTTAGCTTAATAGAATACTTTGATGTTTATACATGGGAAGTACCACCTCAAGAACCAGTAGAAGAACTAGCTAACTTACCTTCTGCTTATGCAGTAAAAGCTCCAACAGGATTATCATTTACTGATACTGATTCTAGTTCTACAGGTAGACCATTCTTATCTTGGAATGAACCAACAGATTTTCCTGATTATCAATATAGAGTAAATGTTGTTGATAGTTCTAGCAATCAAGTTAAAAACACTATTGTTGATGTAGAGAATTGTGATTTAAACTTTTTACCAGTTGATGCTAACTATGTTGCAAGTGTTAGCTCATTAAATACATTAGGATCAGAGTCTTCTCCAGCTACTTTAACTTTTACTATTGGTGATGCTCCTACAGGAACAACTGATATTCAAGATGATGCGGTAACATTAGATAAGATAGGTGCTGATGTTCAATCTGCAATCAATGCTGGTGGTACTAATTCAACTCAATTAATAAGATCTACTTCAGCTCCAACAACAAGAGCCGATGGTTCTACATTACAATCTCAGGATTTGTGGGCAGATACAAATGATGATAATCAAATCTATGTTAGAAACGCGACTAATAGCGGTTGGGAAAAAGCTAGAGATGCTTCATTAGTCACTTTATATAATTCATTAAGTTCTACTGTATCTACTAACACAACAAATATAGCTACAGCTCAAGGTGATATAGTCACACTTACAACTGATACTTCAGCTAATGCTACAGCTATAACTAATTTAACAGCTAGTGTTAATAATAATGCTGCTGCTATAACCACTGAGCAAACAGCAAGAGCAAACGGAGACTCTGCTTTAGCTTCAGATATAACAGCATTAACTGCTACTGTTAACTCTAATACTGCTGGTATATCAAGTGAAGCAACTACTAGAGCAAATGCTGATACTGCTTTAGCTTCTGACATTACAACATTAACTGCTTCAGTAAATACTAATGCTGCTGCTATTACTACAGAGCAAACAGCAAGAGCAAATGGTGATAGTGCTTTAGCTTCAGATATAACAGCTCTTACATCTACAGTTGGCGGTAACACAGCATCTATTACAACAAATGCTACAGCAATAACTGATATTAATGATAATGCTTCTGCATCTTATGTATTACAATTAAATGCAAATGGCAAAGTTGCACAAATGGTTCTTAATAGTAATGCTGATGCTGGAACAGGTGCAACCAGCACAATAGCTTTCTTAGCTGATACTTTTAAAATAGATAATGATGCTGGCTCAAGTGTAAGTCCTTTTGTTGTAAGTGGTGGTTCTGTACTTATTGATAATGCAAGAATTGAAAATTTATCAGGAACTAAAATTGATGTTGATACATTAAATGTAAAACATTTTGCAAATGCATCTGCTGATATTATTAATCAGACTGGCGGAACTGTTCCATTAAGGGTAACAGCAGAAAATAGTCAATGGAATGGCACATATCCAGGATCTACAACTAATAGTGTTGAAGCTGTTTATATGAATACTACATTAAACAATGTTAGGAATGGTGCAGGTTATCAAGTTATATATAGTGCTGTATTAGGTGATGTAAGAAATGGAACTATAGAATATAGCTTTAATAATAGCACTTGGACAAGTTTAGGCTCTCCAATGAACGCTGATGCAGGAGTGTTTAGAAGTTATGTTTATGTGTGGCAAGGAGTTTTAACCGGTATGAGTTCTTCTCAAGAAACTGTATATTGGAGAGTTAACTGGAATAACAGTGGCTCTATATTTAACAGCACATATCAAGCAATGTATATAGATGTGGATAATACACAATAAAGGTTTAAAGAATGAAATATAGTATATATAAAACTGAAACAGGATTAATACACTCACAGGGTAGTAGCAGCCATCTTACAGATTTATCAGATATATTACTTGAAGATGGAGAAAGTATTATTGAAGGACATTATGATAGAGCAACACAAAAAATAGTAGATGGTACTGTTACAGAATATGTTGCTGATTTTTTTCCATCAATAAGAAACAAAAGAAACAAATTACTAAATGAATCAGATTGGACACAAATGAGTGATAGTCCTTTATCTGATTCTAAGAAACAAGAATGGGCAACATATAGACAGGAATTAAGAGACTTACCATCTTTACATCAGTCAGCTAATAATATTGCTGATGTGATATTTCCAAGTATCCCTGAATGATTTAAGATATATAAAATAGGATTTTATTATGGCACAACACGATTACAACATAGCAAACCAATCAGGTGCAGACTTTAGAGCAGATTTAAACAATGCTCTTTTAGCTATTGCAACTGTTAATAGTGGCTCAACAGAACCATCAACTACATTTGCTCATCAATTATGGGTAGATACATCTAGCAGTGTATTAAAGATCAGAAATGCTGCTGATAATGCTTGGATTACTACAGGTGTTAGTATTACTGCATCTAATACATTTACTGGGAATTTAACAGGAGATGTTACTGGTAACTTAACAGGTAATGTTACAGGTAATGTTACTGGAGACTTAACAGGTAATGCAGATTCTGCTGATACTCTAAGTACAGCAAGAACTATATCTTTATCAGGTGATGTAGTAGGTTCAGTATCTTTTGATGGTAGTGCTAATGTTGATATAGATACAGTAGTTCAAATTAACTCAATTACTTTAGGAACTGATACAACTGGTGATTATGTTGAATCTATGTCAGGTGGAACTGGTGTAACAGTAACAGGTGGAACTGGTGAAGGTTCTACTCCTAGTATTGCTATAGGACAATCTGTAGCAACCAGTGATAATGTTACTTTTAATATTATTACAGCTACAGAAGAATTTATTGGTGATTTAGAAGGTGGTATAAGGTTTAATGCTAAAGCAGATGGTGCTTTATCTAAGGGTGATGTAGTTTATATATCAGGCGTATCAGGTGATGTACCAACAGTTGCTCAAGCTAAAGCTGATGATGCTTCTAAAATGCCTGCATTTGGATTAGCTTTATCTGATGCTAATGATAATGCTGCATTACAAGTGGTTACCTTTGGTACTATTGAAGAATTAGATACTTCAGGCGTATCAGAAGGGCAAATACTTTATGTATC